AAACTCCATGATTTGCAGTACAAATTAGAAATGTTTGGCGATGATAAACGCAGAGTTGGCAGAACAAGCCAAGATAATTTTAACGACTTAATTAAAAGATTAACAAAATGAAAAACAAAATCAGCGACCTCCGCAACCACCTGTTCAGTGTTCTTGAAGAACTGACCGATCCCGACTCCACCTATGATATTGCCAAAGCCAAGGTTGTGGCAGATGTTGCACAAGTGATTATAAACTCTGCAAGCGTGGAGAACCAGTATCTAAAGATAGTAGGAGGGAGTCATGGCAGTGGATTCATAGAGGATAGGAATGAGGTGAAACAAATAGTCGAAAAGAATTAGAAAAGTATTATCTTTGTATTATCCTTTGGAACGGAGTAGACAACGTCTCAAAGGAATTGGAACAACACAATAATGTTCTAACCCTTGCCCCGATAGATGTCTACCTATTGGGGCATTTTTTTTCTACTTATGCCAAAAAAGCACATAACTTATCAAGGAAAAGAAAGGACTAAATTATTTAGAGAAAACTTTCCGTTTTACCCTATTCCAAAGCAAAAGGATAGATGCTTATGTATTCATTGTGATAAAGACTACAAAATAAAAGATTTACAGGTAAATAGATCTGTTAAAGGTCATATTTGGATTATGTGTAGAGATTATCCTAAATGTAATGGTAGTGTAATTGATATAATGTATCAAGAAAATATTGGTGACGATTTATTTAAAAGAATTGATTTGGGATTAAGTCCTTATGGTATAGAAAAAATAGAATAACATGAAAATATTACAGGAGCTTGAAAGCCTTATTCCTCCATTATCAAACGAGGAATTTAAGCAGCTGGAACGCAACATTCTTGAAGAAGGAATACGAGAGCCATTAATTACATGGAATGGCATTTTAATCGACGGGCACAACCGTTACAGGATTGCCCAGGAACATGACATAAATTATGAAACACTTGAAAAGGAGTTTGATAATATTTTTTTAGTTAAGGTGTGGATGATTTACAATCAATTTGGACGAAGAAATTTATCTAATTATTGGAGAAGTGTTTTAGCCTTGGAACTTGAAGATGTATTTAAGGTAAAGGCAAAAGAAATAAAAGCTGAAAAAATATCTGAATTTAGGAAAACAGGTGAGATAAGTCAGATATCTGACAAACCTGATACTAAAAAGGATTTAGCCAAAATTGCCAATGTTTCACACGATACAATCGCCAAAGTTAAAAAGATACAAGCCAATGCCACTCCAGAGGTAAAGGAAAAATTGAACACTGGAACAATGTCAATCAATGAAGCATACAAAGAAATAAAGAAGGAGGAGGTAGAGTTAAAAAGAAAGGAAATACGAGAAACTTTTGAAAAGCAAGATGTAGAAATAAAAGATAAAAAATACAGAATCATTTATGCCGATCCTCCTTGGAAGTATGGCAATGCTATGCCAGAGTATGTTACAGAGCCACAGGATTATTATTTACTAATGAACACAGAAGATATATGTGCAATGCCTATTAAAGATATTACCGAAAAGGATGCAGTTTTATTTTTATGGAGTACATCTCCACATTTACCAGAGGCATTGGAAGTAGCTAAAGCATGGGGGTTTACATATAAAACTACATTTATTTGGGATAAGATTAAGCATAACATGGGACATTATAACAGTGTACGCCATGAAATATTATTAGTATGCACTAAAGGAGCGTGTACTCCAGATGTAAAAAGATTATTTGATAGCGTAGTTAGCGAAGAAAGAACAGAGCATTCAAAGAAGCCTAATGTATTTAGAGAAATTATAGAAACTATTTACACATACGGCAATAAAATAGAATTATTTGCAAGGGAAACACCTGAAGGATGGGACGTATTTGGTAATCAAAGTAATAATTAATATGTACGAAGGAAATAATAAACACAAAGATTCTTTTGAAATTGGATTAGAATTTCAAGACTTTATAATAAGACAACTACTTAGAGATTATGGCATTATTATACAGCCGTATAGTAGTAAAAAATATCAATTTGAACAAGGAGAAAGTTTGCAAGGCTATGAAATAAAGTACGATGCAAGGTCAACAGGTGATTGTACTCATGGCTATTGTGAGGCTACAAATAATGTAGCTATTGAAGTTTACGAAAAGACAAATGAAAGTAATGACAAATGGATTCCATCGGGAATATTACGAGAGGATAACACTATTTATTATGTAATTGGTAATTATGATATGTGTTGGATAGTTGATAAAATTGTACTGAGAAGGATGTTAAAAAGTGGTACTTACAGAGTAGTTCAAACTCTTCCTACAATTAAAACAATGTTGATTCCAATAAACATAATGGATGAATACGCTATACAAGCTATTGTTTTTAATAATAATTATGGTAAACAAGCTAAATTAGAACTATGAAAGAAAATAGAGACTTTAAAGGTGTATGGATACCTAAAGAAATATGGCTCAATACAGACCTATCTATAATAGAGAAAGTATTGTTAGTTGAAATTGACTCCTTGGACAACTCCGAAAGAGGATGTTTTGCATCTAATGAATATTTAGCATCATTTGTACAATTATCAGAAGGTAGGGTAGCTAATATTATAAGTGACTTAAAGAAGCGCAAATTTATTATTCAAGTGTTTTTTGATGGTAGAAATAGAGGATTAAGAATAAGCAAAAGTGAAAGCAGCTTTAACGAAAACGTGAAACCTGATTTAACGAAAACGGGAAAGCAGACTACACGAAAACGTGAACATAATAATACAGAGAATAAAACAAGTATTAATACAAATGATATAGGTTGTGAAATGCCTTTCACACCTCCCAAAACAAAAATTAAAAATCCTTTCTCTCGCCAGGCTTACCATGATTCTCTGAACACTGACTCTGACCCAAAAGAAAATTTTGCGAAAAAAGAAAAGGTAGCCGACCGCGAACCTTCCGAGACTTACCTATGCTTTACCGCCTTTGCCTCCACCTATGAACGGCTTGCCGGTGTGACATATCCTTCCGACAAGAATAATTATATCATGACAGCTAAAGATGGTTCAAACTGTAAAAAGTTAGTAACATGGCTAAAAAAGGTAAGTGCGAGTGAGCAGGCACCAGATGAAATGGTGAGAATGTTTACCACTGCTGCATGGCAGATAAGTGACAAGTGGCTTAAAGCTAACTTTACAATTAGCAATATCTACTCCCAGGCAAATAACATCTATACTAAATTTATGTATTCCAATCCTGCCGCACAGGAGAAGCGGAGGCAGGAGGAAATTGAGAGGCTCGTAAATGAATATCAGCCATGACAAATAAAGAATATTATAAATCATTGATTGGCAGTAAAGTTATTGATAAGCGTAATAATAGGATTGGTTATATAAATAATATAGCTTTTCTTAGTAAGGATTATAAAATATGCTGGTTTAACTTTAAATATGAGAAAGGAGCATACTTAGTACATATAGACGAACTTACAATAATAAACTCATATCAATTAACCTTAGACTTATGAAACAAACACCTCAAAAAAAAGCTAAATTTCTTTTCGTGCATTACCACAACCTTATTCAAAGCATTGGCGGTGAATTAGACAATGAAACCCTTATTTGCATTCTTGCAAAACAATGCGCCTTGTTTGAGGTAAGGCAAATACTAAAAGAAAAGTGGAACATTGACGTATTAGTTAGCCAAGATGAATATTACTATTGGGAAGAAGTTGAACATGAAATAGAAAATTATGAAGAATAAACAAGACCGCAATGCCTATATGCGTGAGTACATGAAACGCTACCGCGCAACCATGAACGAGTACACTTACAAGAAGATCCGAGAACGAGAAAACAAACGCCTCCGCGCCAAGTACCATGCCATGACCGTTGAGGAAAGGCAGAAGTACATAGAGTACCAGAGAACCTATCACAAACTAAAACAATTTACCAATGAGTAATTTAACAAAGTACCAACCGCGCAACTCCGACGAGCAGGCAATAATCTTTGCCCGATCAAATCGCAT